TGTCGATCAGGTTTTGCGACTTGTCGCACGCCCCGTTCGATTCGTCGCCGTCGGGTTTCTGTTCGGTCTCTTCGGTGAGCGAGTCGATATCCATATCGCCCTCTAGATTCGATGCTCACGCTTGCCCTGCGAATGCAAGTCGTCAAGCGAGAACGGGTAGAAGTGGCCATCCCATTCCTTGGGCTTTTCCGAGCCCTTGACGCTGACCAGCTCGCGCACCATTTGCGCGCCATAGCTGAACGCATCCGAGCCATGGCTTGACCAGTCGTGCAAGGGTTCAGACGAAAACACCTTGCGGTCTTCATCCCACTTGAACGACCACGCGCGCAGGGCTTCGAGGCCGCGGGCGCAGGCGTCAGGGTGAAACGTGCAATGCGGAATGATTGAGCGGGCCGCGTTGATGCGGTCTTGCAATTTCGTCTGCGGAACGATGCTGCATTCAAAGGCTTTGGCGAATTGCTCGACGACGCTAAACCGCGTCGCCATCGTCTTCGCTTTCGCGTCATGGGGCAGGTACAGATGATGGATGGGCACGCCGCAGGTCGAGAGGCGGTCAATCCATTGCTCGGCATCCATGCCCGAGCCCTCTTCGTAGTGGCACAGATGGAAACCGCCCGCCCGCAATTCCCAAAACCAGAACGCCGCCGCGTCGCGATAACCGATGTCGGATGACACGACGATTCGCGCATCGCGCGACCAGGGTTCGGCAATGAAACGGTTTTCGCGTTCGCTTGCGCTGATGTAGCGGCCGACGATGGCGCCCACGTTCGCGCTCGCGAAGTCGCAGTAATACTCCTGCTGTATCAACTCTTCGGGCATATCCATTGCCCGCTCTAGCGCGATGTCATCTGCGCTCAAAACCTGCGTGTCGACAATCGACATCACGGCGACGAATGCGCCGGGCAAACGCTGTGCAACTTGCAGCGTCTTATGCGCGTGGTTGTAGCCCCGCGGCGTAAAAATGAACGACACCGACCCATTGTTCTCGCGCAGGATGGGCCGCACGAAGTCGTAAGCCCGCGGGTCGGTCAAGGCCCATTCGGAGAACGTAACGTGAACCGGCGACGAGCCGACGAGCGAGTCGAAATTGTCGGCGCCGACAATCTGAACAATCGACCCGTTCACGAGTTCGATTTTCATTTCGTCCTCGAGCTTGCGTTTGACAAGCGCGTTCGGGAACGTCTGCGTAATCAGATTCGTCCCCTCGCTTGTGATGTTATCCCACACCACCTTGCGGCCTTGCTTCAGCGTCGGCAAGCAATGCCAGTAGAGGCCGACCCGCTTGAACGCGTCTTTGCACGCCTGGGCGATGGCTGTGCGGTCTTTGCCCCCGCGGCGATGCATGACCCAGACAATGAACTTGCACCCGTTGTCACGGGCTTGCATGTACGGGAGTTGGTAGGCCCGCGGCGTCATGCCGCCGTCGACGCGCAGCTCGACGGCGCTGTCGTCAATCATTGCCGGCCGCCTCGATGATGTCGGCGTCGCCGAGGTCGTGAACGAGCGTCAGATGACGCTGCGGGGCGATGTGCTCGGGGATCGGCGAACACAAGACGCCGGGCGTCGGCACGGCCGGCGATGAGAGCTGAACAACATTGATGACAACGCCGCCGACTTCAGAGCTGCCATTTTTCGCCGCCATGCGAATGAATTCATGCGCAATGTCGGCGTGTTTCGCCGGCATCGTCTTTGCCAGCTTGTTGAAATATTTGAACCACCCGCCCGCCGTGAATTGAACCGAGGCCTCGAACCCATCCATCGCAGCGCGCGACATGGTCGCAATCGAGTGCTTGTTCGTCTGCCCAGGCTTGCGCCCGCCGCGTTTCTGCGGCGGGTCGTAATCGGCCATGGGTCACCCGGGCGTAAAAAAAGCCCCGATGCTTGCGCATCGAGGCCTAGGCCCCCGGGCCATCAGGGAGGGAGGAGGGAGGGAGCGGCGCCGGGGGAAGTCGCGGATTCGGTTGTGGGGGCTTCTGCGCATGTGGTGAGAGGCCGGCTTCCGCCGACACACCGGGCGCAGTTGCCCCCACGGCGCGGAATGTAAACCCATGCCGGGCGAATGTGCAAGCCCGTGTCATTTGGTGTCACAACACCCCCAAGTAAACGAGCCGGCGTTCGAGTTCGCACAGCGCGCGATTGACGAGCGTGTCAAGGGCTTCCCCCTTGGGCAAGCGCGGCGAAAAAATGACCTCGACCCCCAGGCATTCGGCGCGGGCGGCGTGCTCGATGGCTAGGCGCATATCGGGGGGCATGTGTTCGATTTCCTCGCTGAGATGCTGCATCGTCAGCCGGTCGAGCTGTTCGTCGAGGTCGTCGTCTGGGGCGCCATGCAACAGGGCGACGCGGGCGAATCGCCGCTCGGGCGAATACCCCCGCCGCCACTGGTGCCAGCGCCCCAGCATCGACCCGAGTTCGCTCACGGTCAGCCCCTGCCGAAACGCCGATGGTCGGTCGTGATGTACGCGGCGAGCTGCGTTTGCAGCGAGGATTTTTGATAATCGGCCATGTTCGCGCGGCGCAGGTATTCGCGTTCCGCCTCCTGTTCGCGGCGGGCTTCGAATGCCTGACGCTTCGCCTCGTTTTCTTCGCGTTCGGTCATGCGCGCGGCCTTCGCTTCGCGCTGCGCCTCGTCGGCCTTTTGCTGCATGAGGTCGCGAACTTTCGTCGATTGCGGCTTGTCGCGGGCTTGCGCGACTTGCTCACGGCGAGCGCGAACGATGGCCTCGCGGGCTTGCGTCATCTGTTGCGCGATGTCGTCGCGACCGTCGGCGAGGGCGCGCTTGAGAATCGCGTGATAGGCGGCCTCCGCCGCGCAAAACCCCTTTGCTTTTTCGATGCGACCCAGACTCGCGAATACCTCGTCGATGCCAGCGGCGACCAGCACGCCGGGAACGTCGCTCGGGGTGAGATGGGTGAGGTCGTGAATGTGTGCGGCGTCGATGAGGGGGTCGAGTAGGTCGTGACAGATTTTTTCGAGCGCGTCGTGAATGCGGCGAGGGAGGCCGAACGGGAAAGACTTCGCGGGGGTCGACGACATCGCGGCGAGCGCGTCGTCGTTGACCACACTCAGGCGGCCGGTTAGGTGTTCTTGGCGATTCATGGTGCGTTCTCCGTTTCAAGAGGTTGCGGATAAGGCTCGCGGTCGGCGAGCAATTGAACGAGTTGGCCGATGGGGCGCAGCTCGGAGGCCGGGCGGAAATGCGACAGGCACAAGCCGAAATTCGCGGTCGGCATGCACGCCATGATCGAGCGCGTTTCCCATCCAATGAATTGAACGACGCCGCGGTCATAGGCGCAGAGAACGAGGATGTCGGCGCACTTGCGTATGGCTTCGCGAGGTATCAGCAGATACCGCGCAGTGTTCGCCGTCTTGATGTCGATGGTCACTTTGCGGCCGTTGACCAGACAGCGAAAGTCGACCCCGCCGTCGCCGTTCGGGTGGGCGATGCCGTCGACCTCGAAGCCGAACGCATTCGCGAACGCCAGCTCGCCGGCCGCGCCGACGCGATTCTCGGCGAGGGGGTCGTCGGGGTTGATGCGGGGCGATGAGTTTTCGCCCTTGCATTCCTGCCGAATGGCGGCGAGTTCGTCAGCGGTAAGGGTTGGCATTGGGCGCCCTCTCGTTGGAAATGTTCTGTTCAATCGTGACGCTCGACGCCGCTGGCCTCGGGGCATCTGCCGTGCATGAGATGACACACGCCGGGTTCGTCGCCATCGTGACCGAGTTTGTGATGCACGCGAACAGCAACGCGACCAGCACGCCGACAGCGAACGCGCGCACCGTCCACACGAAGACGACAAACCAGTCGACCGGGGCGCGTGTCATGCCATCCCCTCACGATTCGGGTTAGCTGCCTTGACGAGGGGATGCGGGGGGAAGCATCGAAAACACTTCGCCGGCCAGGGGGAACGCACGTCACCCGCGTAAAACCATCCCCGCCCCTTGCAGACCTCGCAATCGGGCTTGATCGGGCTAGGCTTCGGCTTTGTCATCGCCGAGGGTCTCGAAGTAAACCGCCGCCGCATGCTTGGCCGTCGCCGCCAGGGCGCGCAGAAACGCGTCGTGCGCTTGCAAGCTGCTGACCCCCTCGCGCATCGCCACGCGAGCCACTGAGGCGGCGTAAATGGCCTGCGCGAGGTCGTTGCGTTCCCATTCGGTCACGACTTCCTTGGTGTCGCCGAACTTCGTGGCATACGGGGGATTGGTCTCGAAGAAGCTGTCGAGTAGCGTCATGGTGCGTTCTCCTGCGTTGCGAGGGCGACGAGCAAGGCATGGTTCAACCCGTTTTCGTTGCATGCCTCGACGATGCGGAGATATTGCATAACTGCCCGCTTGTGTGGCGTCTCGGGTTGCTGGCGCAATTCGTTTTGAATCGTCGTCATGAAACGGGCGGTGTCGTTGTTCATTTCGCGTTCTCCCGTGCCGTCGTGAGGATGTTCGAGACCGCCGATTGCAACGCGTTGCGTCTGCGCACTTCCTCGCGCCGGGTGGCTTGGTTGCTCTTGAACATCCGAACCCCCCAGGCCGCCGCGTATTCGTCGGCCACTGCCATGACCTCGGCGAGGCGGCGGGCGTGCGCTTCGCCCTGCGACTCCGTGAGGCGTTGCAAGACGCGAACCGCGCTCACAGCTCGTTCTCCTGTTGCTCTGCTAACACGACGGCCGCACGGGCGAGCATGCTGTCGCGCAAGTTCATTTCGCATTCCCAGAACGTGAACGCCGAGGCAAACGCACTCGTCGAGTCTTCGCGGGCCTTTTCGTAGTCGCCTGCATTGCCCTCGACAAACATGCGTTCGGCCGTGTTGACCACGCGGGCCACGAAGTATTCGGGCGACTCTTCGGGCTTCACGATGCCACCTCACGCACGACGACGCCCTGCGAGCTGTGAACGTAGAACTCTGCCGCGCCTTGCGGGCCGATGATGGTCGCGCCCGGCTTGCCCCCTGCCTGGGTGACGGCCTCGGCTGTGCCGACGTACTCGACCTCGATGTCGCGCGATTCGTCTTCGTTGCTAACCTTGATTTTGATGGTCATGATTTACTCCTGTGTGATGGCTGTTGCCGGGTTGAACTCGACTCGCACGAACCATTCGGGCGAGCGTTGCTGCGCGTATCGGTAGCGCACGAGGTCTCGATGTCTGTCGTCGACGTTGAGCCAATCGGCGACTGCGTCTCTGATCGCCTTGAGGGCACCGACGAGGTTGTCGTCGTCGAGGCCTCGGGAGGGGGCGCCACGGGTCAGGGTCACGACGAGAGGGGGCGTGTAGGGGCATGCGTTGCCGTGAGCTGCGAAAAGCGACCACGCGACAGCGAGTTTTTCGGCCTTGACTCGGGCCGTGCGGCGACGCCAGTGTTCGCGGGTGTTCTGACCGCGTTCGGTGCGTAGGGGGACGGTAACGGTTTTCGTTAGGGGGAAAATTGAAGGTGGGCGGATGGGGAGGGGACAAGATTCTTGGGGCCCCCGGTCGACGATTGACCCCCCCGTGGGGGTTGGTGAGCACTCACCCGCCCCTGATTTCGTGAGGATGTCACACCCCGAGCGAATGCGTGAGGTTGAGGGCTTGACACTAACGCCAGTCGTGAGTATGTCGAGGGCGCAGCTCGCCTCAGATGCACCAGCGGATACACCATAGCGAGCGGCAATCGAGCTGCAACCCGCGTAAATGCTGGCTTCCGGCATCCTCGGCGGGAATGTCGGGCGCGTCATATCGTTGCCTCCAGGCCGGGCGCCCATTCGCTGACGCGGTTGCGTTCGGCGGGCTTTGCGAGGCCTTGTGCCTGCGCCAGGGCGGCGTCTTGCATCTGGCCTTGAACGACGGCCAGCGCATAGGCGAAGCCCTTGCTGCGCGCTGCGGCGTGCGCCGCGGCATAGGTGAACGCGTCAGGGCTTGCGCCCGCTGCGACGAGGGCGTGCAACAGCGGGTGACCGGCATTGATGCCCTGTAGGCCGCCAGCTTTCAGGGCGCGCACTGCGGCGGCGATCCGCTCAGGTTCGGCGTTAGGCACGGCCGCGACCGGGTCGAGCGGCCCGTCGCCACCCGCGCCGCGAATTTCCCGCATTTCGAGGTCTTGAACCGTGTCATTCGGTGACCCGTTTTGTCCCGTTGTCCGCACTAAGTGCGAGCTTAGGGTTTCCCCTAAGATTGCACTATGGTTCATGGATACATGGACGTTGTCGACTTGTCCCGTTTGTCCCTGCGGTTGTCCCGCGGGACATGACACGGGACGCAACGGGACAACCTGCCCGAGCCCGAGCAATTCGCGCAGCTCTGACAGCTTCATTCCAGGCCGCGTCGCGAGGCCTCGTTGCCGGGCGTCGGCGTAAAGTTTTGCTTGCTCTGCGCGGCTCGCGCGCTTGCGCTCGGTTTCCGCCACCCTGCGGTTTTCCCTAGCAGGCGTTCCGCGCTTGTATTTGTCGATCTCGATTGCGGTTTGTCCCTGAATAAAACCTGTACTTGTCCCGTTGAATTTGTGGGACAAAAGACGGGACACGATTTCGCGGTCGTCGCGGTTTTCGCATCGGGCGATGCGAAAGCACTCTTTCATATCGAGCGGCAACTCTGACTCGTTCGCGTAACACCACAGCACGAGCCGCAAATACGCCCCCTCCTCTGCGGCCGTCATGCCTTGCACGGCCGTCACCCAGCGTTCGAGGTAGAAGTTGAAAAAGATCACGACAACGCCTCCAGCTCACGCGCCAGGGCGGCCCGGTACATCGTCCGAACCGCAGGCGTGAGGCGCTCGCCCCCCAGCTCTGCCCGATACAGCCGCCATGCCCAGGCCTTCGGGTCACGCGGGCCGACCATTGCCTGCGTCAAGCCCTCTAGACGCGCCTGTACGGCCCGAACGCGCTCGGGGTGGGGGGTCGGTGGGGGCAGGCGCCTTGCGCTCGTCTCAGGCACCCGCATGCACGCGGCCTTGAACTGCAACACGTTGGGCACGTTGTCGGGGGGCAGGTTCTGCAACCCATAGGCGATGCCGGCCGGGCTGACGCCTGACAGCTCGTGTGCCCAATGCGCCTTGACTTGCCCGATGTTCTGCCCCCGATACGTCGCATCGACACGCGAGGCGCCATACACGAGCAACAGTTTCGCGAACACGGCCTCGACCGTGTCAGGGATGGCGTCGCGCCCGGTCATCGCGCGCTCGGGTCAGGGCAACTCAGTGAGGGCGTCGATGTCGGCATCGACCGGGTTCGCTGTCTTGCGACGCTGCGCGACATGCATTCGCAACAGGGCGGCCAGGATGGCGTCGCACACGCGCCGGCTCGTCAAGTTGCCCTCGTCGTCGACAGCCCAATTGCTGATCGCATGCGGGGTCATGTCGAGCCACTTGGCGGCGTGCTTGATCCCCCCCAGACGGTTCAATGCTTCGTTGCGATTCATGGTTGCCGTCTCCGTTTGTTGTCGTTCGGGGCCGCCATCGTGAACCCGTTTTAACGCGACTGCAACACTAACGCTTTGCGTATATCGCCGTGTGAGACGGAATGACGCCAACACCGCACCAAATGACACGCGAGGCAATACCTGCGGCAAGCGAGATGCCATTGATAGTCATACACGTATGACATGTGACACCACATGTCCTAAACCTATGCCTGACGAGGCCTGTGCCTATCCACACACCCGGCAGGGATTGCGATGCAATGCACCCCCACACACGCAAAACGCCATGTACCCCGACACCCCAGACAACCCCATGGTTCGAGGCGCGCAAGACGAACTCGAACGTCGCCACGCTAACGCCGAGCGTGAGGGACACGCCTATACATTGTTCGTCGACGAATTCCTCGATGCATGCATCAATGGCCTGTGCGCCCGGCTGTCGTATGGCGACGGCGAGGCCCCCTTGTCGACCATCCTGCGCGACTTGCTCGACGACGACGTGACGGCCCGCTATCTCGCCGCCCGCTACGCCGAACGACAGCTCGCCGAATACATCGAACAAGGGGCGTTCGATGCATGATCCAGACGACCCCTACACCGCGCCCGAACTCGACGAGGATTTGCGCTTGATCGCCCGCGCCATCGAGCTATATCCACACGACGACTATCTGCAAAACCAGTGGCTTCGCGCTGTCTGCGTCGTCCGTGCGACGGCCCGTGGATGGTTGCTCGATACACCCGTCGTTCGCATCCATGGCGGCGGCCCCATCAGGGGCGGCGAATGACACTCGTGTACGACATGCCCTCAGACCTCTACCGTGAGGCGACCGGCCTATCGCACAGCGAAGCAAAGCTCATGCGAACGAAGACGCCGCACCATTTGCATATGAGGCGTTTGCACCCATCGCATGACCTGCGCAAGCAAACCCCACAAATGATGCTCGGCACGGCCTTGCACACGCTCGCCCTCGAACCCGCCGCCTTCGAACAACGCTATTGCACCGACCTCGACGAAAACCGCAACAGCAAGGCTTATCGCGAGTTCGCTCGCGCATGTGCGAACGCCGGCCTGACACCCTTGTCAGACGACGACCGCGAACGCGTGTTTGCCATGCGTGATTCGCTGATGTCGCACCCCGAAATAGCCGCCTCGCTCACGGGCGGGCGCAGCGAGGTATCAGGATGGTTTACCGACCCGGCCTCGGGCGTGTTGTGCAAGTATCGGGCGGACTACGTCAAGCCCATACGCATCGAGCGCGCGTGCTTGCTCGTCGATGTCAAGACAACGGCCGACGCGTCGCTCGATGCGTTCTCACGCTCGATTGCAGCGTTCGGTTATCACACCCAATGCGATTGGTATGTGAACGGGCACGCGCTCGCCGCTAACCTCGAATGCGAGGGGATGTTGTTCGTCGTCGTCGAGACTGAATTCCCCTATGCCTGCGCGGCCTACACGCTCGACACCGACTCGCTGGCCCAGGCCGCCCGCTTGAACGCCCGCGTTCGCGCGGCCTATCGCGATTGCATGGCCTCGGGCATCTGGCCCGGGTATGGCGACGCTGTACAGGAAATTGGCCTACCCCGTTGGGCCTACACCCAGGAGAAAACCGAATGACCGATACCGCACAAACGCCGCGCTCGATTGCGCTCGCCGCCCGCCCGCCCGGCCTCGTCGAGCGCACCGCCGCCCGCGTCGGCGTCGACCCCGACAAGTTGCTCGCGACATTGAAGGCGACGGCGTTTCGCACGGGCACCGACAAGACGGTTTCGAACGAACAGATGCTCGCGCTTTTGGCTGTCGCCGAGCGGCATAACCTCGACCCGTTCACAAAGGAGATTTACGCCTATCCCGACAAGGGCGGGGGCATCGTGCCCGTCATCGGCGTCGATGGATGGATTCGCAAGGCAAACGAGCATCCCGAGTTCGACGGATGGGGGTACGAATACGACCCCAAAGAACAGGCCGGGACATGCACGATTTATCGCAAAGACAGAACGCACCCGACGGCGATAACCGAATACGTCGCCGAGTGTCGGCGCGATACCCCGCCATGGAAACAGTCGCCGCGCCGCATGATCCGCAATCGCGCGATTGCGCAGTGTGTGCGCCTCGCGTTCGGCTTCGCCGGCATTCATGACGACGATGAGGCGCAATCCATTGTCGAGGGCGAGCGGCCCGCATCTGCGGCCTCGCGTGTGCGAGCTGCACTCAACCCCCAGGCCGCGGCGCCTGCGCCCTTGTCGGCGTTCGACACGATTGACATGGAGACCGGCGAGACAGCCCCGCCCCCGTTCGGTGACAACCCGCGCCCGCTGTTCGTCTACATCGGCGAGCTGTCGGCATGCGATGACGCCGAGGCCGCCGCACTCGTGCTCGACCACGCACGAACCGCGCTCGACGCGAATGACTTTGAAGTTTTGGCGGGCGCATACCGTGCCCGATTTACCCCCCAGGAGAACGAAGAATGACAACCGACACACGCATCTATCTTGTTAGCAAAGTCGACGGTACGGGCGCCCGGCTCGTGCGGGCTTCGCACAAGTTCGGCGCACACCGACACGTCACGTTGAGCGAATACGACACCCGCCTTGCGACGCAATCCGACCTCGTCGAGTTGCTCGCCGCGGGGGTCAAGGTCGAGAACGCGAAAGCCGACCCGGACACCGCCGACCTATTTGATGCATAGCACAAATTAGGCAGTAGAAACCCGCATATCGCCCCGAAAATTCACCATTTGCGTGCATTACCTACGTCAAATGACACTTACCCTACTGCCGGGTATGGTTTACAGGTTGACGGGCGATAGGCGCGCGTTTGCAATGCGAGGCGTTAGCTTACTTTCGGGCTTCGGCCCATGTCATACAGCGAGGGTTAAAGCATGGGCACACGCAAGCCGGTTTTAAACGCGACGGGTTCGCCCGCCTCAAATTGGAATGCTGCCGATTACCTGCGCGTCGTCTGCGCCATGATCCCTCTTCAAGACAAGGGCATGCACCGACGAGACGCCATGAATCTTGCGCAACGCCTACTCCCCCCGGACAAGCAACGCCCCGAAAGCAAGCTAAAACGCAACCTCGTCGCCGACCTCTACACCAAAGCCCGCGACGCCGCGGCAAAAATGACCCCCGAGGCCCGCGCGAAACTCGTCGCGAAGATGCCCCCCGAACTCGCCGCCGAGCTGGCGGCGACCAGCAAACCAGGCACGAAAGCCGGCCCGAGAAAACTCCCGCAACTCGCACAAATTCCCCCCCGTGAGGTACGCAAGGCCGCGAACGGGTCGATGAGGCCGGTTCATACCATCCACCACACCGAAACCGAACTCGCCCTGATCGCGCGCCGGGTTGCACATTTTCAAATCGATTTGAAGGACACGCGCGCCCTGTCGCGCCTGTTCAAGGTAGCCCAGGCCATCGAGCTGCCCCCCGAGCGGCATCGCGGCGACGGGAGCATCGGCGCCGGCATGAGACAGATACGTCTTAACCTCGTGCGGGTGCATGGCCTGTGCGAACTACTCGCCGCCTACCCATTCGACCCGAACCGCCGCACCTACATCGCACCCAGCGAGGCCGAACCCGCCGACCCGCACAATTTCGCCGCCGAGGCCGAACCGGCCCAGGAGGCCGCCGCGCCCATTCCTGCGCCTACCCCCGCACCGCTCCCGCGTTCGAGTCTCTCAGACCCGATTAGGGCGTTCGGCGACGCTTTCGCGCAGAGCATGCATACCCTGTTGCACGCCATGACGCATGAGATGATGAGCGAGCTGGAATTGCGCGTGTCGCAAATGTCTGAGCGTTTGATGCAACGCACGGTCGAGACGCTGTCGCAGGGTATCGGCCCGCTCGTTCATTCCGCGCTCGAACGCGAACTCGGGTCAGGCATCTCGGCGCCGGCCGCCGACGACGTGCCGATGACGCTTCCCGATGGCGCCGCACTCCCCAAAGCATTGCAACTCGATGTCGTCGGCCTGATCGGTCATCAGGTCTCGGAGGTCAAGGCGCAGCTCAACGGGTACGCCGCGGGGATGCGCTTCATTGATGCCGACCGGGTCGATAGCTGGACACCGCGGCAAACGGTCATTCTGAATACGAAATTCATCTCGCATAACGCCGAGGGCAAATGCCGCAAAGCGGGCGTTAAACCGATTCGAGTTCAAGGGGGGGCGGGGGCCATCCTGAACGCGATTAGGACACTCTGCGAGAACGAGGGAATTTCGCTACCTCACTAGGCACGAGAAACCCCCGCGACGGCCGCAACGTTCGGCCCGTCGCCCGGGGGTTGCCGATGCTTTCCAAGACAAGGAAGGGAAGGGCGTCTCAGGAATGAGGCGAGGGGCGCAGCTTTGCATGCGCCGTGTATAAAAAACGATTCGGAGTTTCGGTTATGGCAACACACAAGGAACGTTCGACGACGCCGCCCCGCGTTGTTGACACACGCACACTCGACGACGATGCACACATTCGCATCGACACGGTTTCGCGAGAGACGGGATTGCAACCGGGCACGATTCGCAACCGGATTTCGCACCTTCCGCCGACGTTCCCCCCGCCCGTTCAAAAGGACGGGCCCGGCCCGAATTACTGGCGCCTGGGTGACATCCGCGAATATCTGCGCAACGACCGCGGGCGCAAGAAGTAAAGCGACGCACCAAAGGAAAAGGGCCGCGGTTGCGGCCCTTCCCTTCACGTCGTAACTACCTAGCCCCACGGTGCAGTGGGCGCCCCTATCTTACGCCGCCAGGGCGAGCTGCGGTTGCGTCAGGGTGTCGAGGTAGTCGGCCCAGGCTTGCACGGCCGCTGCGCGCTTCTTGAACGACTTGGCGCGAGCGTATGACTGACCCAGGCCGCCGTCTTCGTTCAGGTCGTCGCCGTCGCGGCCCTTTGCGCGCTTGTGAGCGAGTGCGCGTTCGAGAACGATAGGCGACAAGTCGAGTTCGTCTTCGCCGACCGTGCGGGCCATGGCGCGGAAACCGTGTGCGCAATGCTTGTCTTTGAAGCCCATACGAATCAACGCGGCGCCCATGGCATCGCGGTTAATGTGTTTGCCCGTGCCCTCTCGCAACGACGGGAACACCCATTCCGAATCCGGGAACGCGGCGAATTGAGCGCGCAACATGGCGACGGTTTGCGTTGCCAAAAACACCATATGGTCGGGCGCTTTGCCGGCGAGCTTCTTAACCGTCTTGCCCTTCATTTCGCCGCCCGGGATAACCCACACGCCAGCGTCGAGGTCAAACGCGTCTTTGCGGGCCGACGAGATATTCGCGGGGCGTTGAAACGTCAGGGCACCCAGGAGCAACGCATTGCGCACGGTAACCGGGCCGCCCTGGCGGCGATGCCATCCCTTGATAGCGCGCATGAGTTTCTGCGCGTCATCGCCGGTTTCCATGGCGGGGCGTTCCGTCGTGAAAGTCGTGGCGAATAAATCGGGATCTTCAAACACGGGGTTAATTTGAATGAGCTTGAGCGGGGGCTTGATCGCATACGCGAAAACGTGACGGCAGAAACGGCGAAGTTTCTTCAACATTTGCATATGACCGGCCGCGGTCAATTGCTTATCGAGGGTGTGAATATGGTCGACGGTCACGTCGCCGATAAACAGGTCGCCGAATGCGGGGTAAGCATATTTTTCGAGCGTGTTCTCAATTTCGAGAACGTACGACGGCGCGAGTTGACCGCGACGCTTTTCGATCATCTGCAACGCAATATCTTTGAACGAGTTAACCGGGGAGAGGTTTGCTTTCGCGCGCTCCTGGGCGGCGGCGTGTGCGGCCTGGGCGGCGAGTTGCTTCGCGCGCTCGACCTCACGGGCGGCGGCGGGGCATTGCTTGGCGGCGATGAGGACGCGGGCTTTGTCGGCCAGGGCGCGAGCGTCGGCGATGCCGACAGCAGGGAACGCACCGAACGACAGGCGGTTGCGCTCGCCGGTAACCGGCGACTTGAAATTGAACCGCCATTGATACGGGGTAGCGGGGGTGTCGCCGTTTGCCTTCGGCGTGTGGTTCGCCTCGATGTACAGGCCGGCGCCGTCGGTGATGACGTATTTCAGGACGGGGGCGCGCTTTGCTTTGCTGCCCGTAATGACGTTGTCGGTCTTGATTGCGTAGCGTGCGGTCATTGCAGAATCTCCTAGGGGGTTAACGTTTAACGTGAGCCCCGATTCTGCATGGTGTTTCGCTTGGTGTAAACGGGTCGTGACATGACGGGCGGCCGTATGACACCCGATGTCACCTATGTGTGACTTTCCCCTGTTGAATCAACGAGTTAACGTCATCCTGCGATGACTTCCGATGTCATTCGGAGGCCGAAAAACGTTAGGCAACATCCAGCGCGAGGATGGCGGGTCGAGCTGCTAAGTAGTTGATTCGCATACGATTTTCGTTAGTCTGCACCATGGCCCGAGGCGGTCATGGTGTTTTGTGTGGTGTAAATCACGGGCGCTTCGCTTTCATGCGTCGGCCGCCACCGATGGGCAACCCCCCAGCGCATCGCCCGTTTTATGAACCCCTCGGGGTCACCCCGTCTCGCGATTGTCTCGAAGAGGTCGAGGGGTAGGCGCAGCTCGACCCGAACCATCCCCCCGAGGCGACGCTTGAGGGCGCGGGCGCGCTGTCTGAGCTTCATAGGGGCAACGGCCCGGCCTGGGCATTGCCGACCATCCAAGACGGGGGCAGGGGCACGGCGACGCCCACGGGGCGCCATAGGTGCAAACAGAATTCGTGATTGTTGACCCAGGTCGAGCGGGGCGGGTGCAATTGCATAACTGCGTCTTCGGCATCCCAAAACAAACCCTTAACCAGACACATTTCAGCCCACACCGGGCAACGGTCGGGGTAACTGACACTGACGTGTTCCCACTCGCGATCAATGTCCAGCTCGCCCCCGCTGGAGATAACCCGCAACGGCATGTCGCGACGGTAGCGGTTGGGGATCACGAACAGCCCGTAATTGCCCATCGCATCGCCCGTGCCCATCGGCCCGCGCCGCACCCGGTATTGATTGGGGGCATGGAATGTCATTCGTCGTCGACCTCGAACAGCGTCGCGCCCCCGATGCTTTCGGGCATGTCGTCAACCCATATTGCCACCATGATCCCGGCCGCCTGGGCGTATGCCCGTTTCGGTTTGCCCTGGGTGTAATGAACCGCGACGCCCTCGGGTAACGCCGGCTCGCGTTGTGGGTCGATGGCGTCGTGATTCGCCGGGCCGCCGCGCGAGGTAATGCAAACGAACGTATACCCGAGCTTTTGCCCCTCTAGCACGAACTTGCGAAACAAGCCGGGCGAGCGGGTATAGGTGCCGTCGTAATCAATGGCGAGAATCACGACTTGACCCCATGCATCGCGATTTCTTCCTGTAGTTTGCACGCTAGCGCGATGGTCGCGAGCATGCTCGCCGGGCTTTTCGACATCTCGAACAGGGGGCCGGTTTCGGGTATGCCTGCGACCGTCGTTCCACACTTGCCGTCTTCTTTTGTGACGATGACGATAACCATATACCCGGGCAGTTTCTCGACGCCGAACGCGGCGATTTCATCGAGTTTATGCATCAGCTCGGAGGGTGTCGGGAGTTGATTTGTCCAGTCGATCATTCACGCCCTCAGTAAATAAATTAGCCATGCCCAGGAAATCGCCGCAGCAATCAACCACAAGGGGATAACTCGAAGGCGATATTCACGAACGACAACCTCGGCGGAAATTTTCGCGATGCCGTCTTTGTGTTCAAAATTTTGCAACAGGTAGTCGATGCGTTTACGCTCGTGCTCCCGAGCAAATAGGGTGCATCTCGCGAGGCCCCAGGTCGTCGAGAATGCAAGGCCGCCCGCAACGCCGGCCCAATCCATTACAGCAACTTCCCGAGTTTCCACGAACAGAACAAGACGCCGAGCAAAAACCCGAACCCGATGTAACCCAAAATTTCGAGGCCGCGTATCAGCCAGCAAAGCAATTTAAGACGGGTTAGTGCGTTCATTCGGGCGCCTCGTCGGGTTTGATTTTCCAGTTTATGACGGCGACGGCGACGCGCGGCCGGTCGGCCCATTCGACAAAGTAGCAAACCGCGCCGTTGCACACTTCGGGGTGACTGAAGCTGCCGAGAACGACCCCGGGGGCGCCCTCGGGCGTCGAGTCGCCGACTTCGCCCCGCCCCTTGACTATCTTTGCGCCGTTCGGCATCGCGCCGGGCGCCTGGGCACGCGTGAACGCCCCAGACCATCCCGGCTCGATCTCGAACGGAAATGCGCCGACCCGCGCTCGAAACTTGCGCGTCATCATCCGCCCCGATTGCCCGGCGACTCGAACGGGTCGAGGTCGTCGAACTCCTTCCGCCAATTGAACGCCCACACGGCCAGCTCGGCGGCCTTACGGGCCGTCAATTCGGGCGGGTCGGGGGGTAGGCTACCCCCGCAACACGAACAGCCCCCGCGCTGATGATTGACGCCCCCGATTGTGATTCGCAGATTACAGGCGTAGTGGTACGGGAGCATGCGAACCGGCGAGTCGGCGCCGAGGAAGGGAATCAACATACCGTCGTCACCCTCGACGATGACCTCGTCGCACCATGTACACGTTTGCCCCGCGGGCGTCGCGACGTGCTCGCAGTCGGCCTCATAGGGGGCGCCGTAGGCTTTGCCGAACCATTGCATGAGCGGCCCCTATCGGTCGAATACCGAACTCGCGAAGTTCGCGAGCGCGTCGAACACCTCGGGGTCGAGAACGATTCGATTTTCGCGCCCTAGCCCGTTGTCGGTGTATAGCTCGACTTGCCCGAGACGCTCGCGCGCATAGACGCTGTCGCCCAGGTACACCGGCCCGGCCTCGTTTTTCGGTTCGTTCGTCATGACGGTTTAACAAGCATCTGTTCGGCGGTAACGCCCATTTTGAGCGCGTTTGTAAACCATGCCGGGCGCGAACCCTCGCCGCTCCATGACCTATCGCCGTGCTTGTATTTCGGGGGCTTGCGGATGCGTTGTGGCCTGAACACGACCGGCAAATCTTCTTTTGAAAAGAGTTGTTCGGGTCTGAGGCCGAACGCGACGATTCGTTTTTTGATGTCGGTTATTTCGACCTCCAGCTCGGCGACGCGCACTTGTTCGAGCTGCGCTTGCATTGCTTCAATCTGCGACTTGAGTTCGAGATATTTGCTCACGTATGCACCTGTTTTGCGGGGTTGGGAATTCATTGCCGCGGGGTTTTCCGCGCCTCGGCGAGAGCCTGTTCTAGCTCGTCGTAATCCGCCTCTGTCATGGGTTGCGCACCCGGGGGCACGTCGCCGGGCTTGAGGCCTGCGAACGTCTGGTGAATCGTCGCCATGATGTCGGCGAGTTCTTCGGGCGTGCCGTCGAACGCGTCGAAACACCCAGGTTCGAAAACGATTTTCAGCTCGTCGGGGTTGTCGTCGTCGGGCGGTTTGTTGTCGGTCATGGTTGCCTCGCGGTCAAGGGTACAGGCGCACGAATTTTGCCGTCTTGCGGTACGTCTTCGCCGTCGCGTCGTATTCGATATTTTTCGGCGCGAGCTGCTGATATTGCGCGATGTCGAGCGACGCTTGCGGCGTCGAGATGCCGAAAAAATCGACCAGGGCGGCCCGGTTGATCGTTCCGTATTGAGCGAGCAAAAAGTCGACCATTCGCATTCGTTGCGACTTCGCGTAGGGCATCGGGCCGCGGGGGCGTGCTGTCATATCCACGTTTCCACAATATGCGGTTCGTCGTCAGGGTTGCGGGGCATGCAATACAGACCGCGCCGCGCCATCTCTGCGCGCAACGGTTCGGGCCTGGGCGAGACATACACGCCGGGAAGCGGGCGCGGTTCGCCGTCGGGGTTGCCCGTCGCCGCCCATTCGCGCAAAACGAACATACCCGGGAAGTCGCTCGGGCTTTCATAGAGTGTCCATATGCGCAACACGTCGCCGCGGGGGTTCATTGTTTTGTCTCGCTCGTCTGCGGAAACATTGCCCGCAAGTCGGCGCGCATGTCGCGCGCTATCTCTTCGAGAATTGCGGGTATAGCGAGCTGCGCTTGCATTGTTCCCTGCACCGAAAATCCGTTACCCAGGTTGCCCCCGAGAACAAGCACGACGACACCACCCGTCGCCTGGGTCGCTTCACGCACGCGGGTGCATTCGTCGTCGTACATGCCCGGCCCGTGACTCATACGATGCCCTCATCAAACAATGGATGCTTCTTGTCTCGGCACTCTTTGCACACGTCGGCATGTGGCACGCCCGCTAACAGCATCGCCCCGCAGTCGGGACAGTGGTACATGCCGAGGGGCAAGCCCCGAAACCGCTCGGGCCGCTCCGCGCAGGGTGCAGGGAACAGCGGGCCGTCGCCATAGCATCGCGCGCAAATCTTCGCCCAGGTCATTTGTACCCCCTCGCTTTGAGCGTGACAAACGCCGCACTATATCCGCCCTAGTGTTTTAGTCGGGATTGTGTCATTCGGCCACACGGGGCCGTGATATACGGGCGCGAAACAAAGTTTGGAATGTGTGCGAAATGCCACTAGACACGACTAACGATAAACGTTAAAGTCTCTACATCGCAACACGCAACCCGGAGATAACGAAATGAACCAAGTCGCACAAACCATCCTGCAACAGCTCGGCGGGAATCGTTTCCTCGCCATGACCGGCGCCCGCGACATCTGCGCAGCAAAGGACGCAATCGTTTTCCGCCTGCCCCGCGGCGCCCGCGGCGGCGTTAACTCGGTCGTCGTGCGTCTTGAGGCAAACGACACCTACACGGTTCTGTTCAATCGCCGCACACAGATGGGCGCCGTCGTTCGCGGCGTCAGCTCGGCGACGATGGTTTACGCCGACCGCCTCCAGGCGACGTTTACCGAACATACCGGCCTGTACACGTCCCTGTAAACAACCCCGGCCCCTACGGGGCCGCATCGGAGAAAACGAAATGAACACCCCCAAGACCGACGCGCTAATCGCAAGCCTGACGAACAATCAAGCCATCGCGTTTGCCAAGCAAACCGACCGCCTAGTGTGGATTGAGACTGAGCTGCTCGACCCCGCGAACATCGGCCGCCATCAGGCGGAGCGCGTCGAGGCCGCGCTTATCGGCATCCTCGAACGTCTCGACCGCACCTCTAATAACTAATCGAGAAACCGTGAAATCGTGCCTATGCACGACTAACGGTTTTAGTTAAAGTCTCACCTGTCGCAACACACAAACGAGGTAAACGAAATGGCTAAAGCAGAATTCACCAAGGGGCAAAAGGTCAACGTATACACGGTCGACCACCACACGGCCGCCGTGCGGGTCGAGAGTTTCGTCGTCGCCTCGTGCGGCCTCAAACAATTGCACCTTGTTTGCGACGATGGCAGCAACGCCGAGTTTCGCTTGCATGCGCCGTTTCGCGGCCCGAACCGCTTCGGCGATGTCCAGGCCGCGACCGTCGACCCCGTCGAGCACGCCGCCGCGCTGCGCGTTCAATCCGCCCGCTGGGTTCGCGACCACTACATCGACCGCACTCGCAACGCCGAACGACTGATCGCCGAGGGTGCAATCGGCGCGGCCGGTTACGCCCAGGCAATCGCCGAGGGACGCGCCCGGTTCGAGGCCGCGACCGCTGACATTACGTTCTAACCCCCAGGCGCCCCGCGAGGGGCGCCAGCAACGAAAGCCACGCCATGCAACCGACCATTTATCGCGGCGTCGAAATCCGCCCCAATTTCAACAGCATTCACGGCACGGGCGCCCCCCTCAAAACGCCGCGCGGCGTCGTCTTGCATTTACCCGGTTACGGCTCGCTCGGATGGGAACCGAGCATGCGTCAAGCCCGCGCCTCTATCGACTCGCTGCACATTGAATGCGCCCCCGGCGTTCGCCGTGCGCTAGACATCGCGAACCCTTAACGCTTAGAGTGCACAAATGAAACTGAAACTAACCGACCCCACGCCCGCGATGATTCGCGCAGCTCGCGACGCTTCCGGCCTGCGTCAACAGGAGGCCGCCGAGCTTGTCAGTCTCTCGACGTTTCAACGTTGGAGCGAATACGAACGCGGCGTGAATCCCATCGACCCGGCCCGCTGGGCGCTGTTCCTGTTGTTGACGGGGCAACACCCGAAGTATTTCCCCCTTCGGGAGCGCACGTAATGCTCGCCCTCGAAATCATCGGCGGCCTGTTGCTCGCATGGCTTGCGCTCGAATGCATCGGGCACGGCCTCGACCGGGTCGTGAAACACCGCGCCGTGTTGTTGGCCTGGGCCGGCATCGTTGCTGCCCTGATCGGCCTCTACATGTGGCAGGGCACGCCCGGCGTGACGGGCGGCGTCTTGCTGCTGATTGCTGTCGGCCTCGTCGCCGACAAGCTGCGCTAGAACGGGCAACACATGGGAAAGCCTATCTACATTTCAGACGACAGCGCGCATAGTCGCCGCATCATTGTTCGGCCCACCTCCGAGCCCTGCCGGTTTTGCAAAGAAGAGGGCGACGCGGTCGAGGTTGACACGAGCGACGATGAATACTTGTCGTTCGTCTGCTGTGCCCGATGTTTCGTCATGCTTTGTAAGGGCATCATTCCCGCCTAGAACGCGCCAGGATGGCCCCAGGCGACGCGGGAGCGTTGCGCCTGGGGGTTGGCCTACCCCTACAGCCCGAAGCGCACCAGGGCGGCGGCCGTGAGGCACGCGAGCCCCGCGGCCGTGAGGTTGATTCGAGACGCCGGCCAGCTCGCGGCCGACAGAATGAACAGCACGAGAGCGGCGACGAGAAAAGCGAGTACGACCATGATTTACCCCTTCGCTTAAAGCCAATGCGCGCGGGCCACTATGCGCCAGTTTGCATTCGTGATTGCGACATACGGATTTAGCCCGCGGTTTGCCCGCAGGCCCATTTGCGCCGCGCCGCTGGTGACGTTCGCAAAGAAAATGTTTGTTGCGTTGGTGGTCAACGAAACTTGGCGTGTGGGGTCGCCAATGTCACAAGGTGGCACTAGGAATTCATCGCCAACGGAAAACCCCTGCTCTGCAATCTTGCAACGTAGATATAGCTGTACGAGGTCAGGAGCGCGCGGGCCACCATGCGCGATGGTCGTTACCACTGAGGTAGTGGGGGGCGTTATCTCTGCGCTTTCAAATTTTGTAATTGCACCGCCTATGCGCAATAACCCCGTGCCACGCGGTAGGTTGACTTCCCCCGCTGCATTGATTGATAAATTGCCACCGACGACACTATTACCAAGAATGAGAAGCGAGGGGTTTCCATTCGAGCCACCGAAAAGCTGAACATAAGCCCCGTTACTGACATTGCGGCCCGCCCATATCGTATAAGCCCCCGCATCTGAGTAACCGCCGATATTGCTAACGCCACCGATACTGCCGCCAGCGTTTGCGCTGACAGCGTTTTGCATATCAATGGTATGCCCAAACCCCGGGGCCCCATTGAAGCCAAACGGCGCACCCCAATTCAGATAAGACGCAGCAAAGCCGGTGCGGGGAATGGTTAGCCATGCGGTGGCATTGGTTACGTCATCCCGAAGTGCGCGCCAAATCATCGTGCCCGAGGCATCGACAAATACATCCCAAATTTTTTGGTTGGCGGGGGCGCTCGCTGTCGTCCATATCTGTTCAGCCAAACCTGCTGATGATCCAATGGTGACGCCTGAAACAGCCGATTGAAAGGCGATTGGCCCCGTTGCGCGAACAAAACCATTTACGTCAATGCCAATACCCCCAAGCCCTCCGCTAGTCGCGCCGACAAGCAATTGCCCTACGCTGAGAAGCCGCATTTTCTCCGTCATTGCGGTATCGCCGATGGTCGTGCGCGTACCAAATAGCAAGTCGCCGCGTTGATTACCTGACGCGTCAAGCGTATTGCTTTTAATATAAGCAACCGGCTTTGGGCTAAACCCTGACCCAAAAGTAACCATACCGCCGGAGCCACTGGCGTTACTAGTATCTTGGAGCATAAGTGCTCCGCCTCTTGGGTCAGCATCGAATATGGTGCCGCCGGCTTTTCCAAGGCCGTAAACTTGAAGTTGATATGGCTGAGTAATCGGCACTCCCGCACCGATCATCACGTTACCGGCGCTGTCAATGAAAGTAACTTCCCGACGCGTCACGCTACCCGCTGGTGTCGTCTGAAAACTGATGCGCGATGGTTGCGAACTAACGGTTGGCACCGCTTCAACCTGAAAATTCATCGACGTGCTGGCGTGGAAATTTGTTCCGTCATACGTGCCCGCGCCCACAAGCGCCAGCAGGTTTGTGTTTATCGGTGTGGCTGTCGGTGCCGCTGGCGTGCCCCCAATCGCACGGGATTGGAAGATGCCACCCGCCCCAAAGGTTTCTGCGAAAACCGCAATTGCGATGCCTGTTGCGGCATCCGCGCGAAAGTAACTGCGCGCGTTAGGCGCAGTGGCAGGGAACGGCCCGCCCACACTCAACTTACCCGCAATGTCGAGGTTTCCCGGCCCCGCCAGCGCGCCCCCCGTCAGCGGCAAAAAACCGGCCGTCGAAATTGCCCCATCGACATAACTTTTGCGCGTGAGCGCATTCGGCCCGGTCGGGTCAGATGCCCAGGTCGGCGCAACCGTCGTCGCGAACGTCGCCGTCGTTGCCGAGAGCAATAGCGCAATCGTGCCCGCCATGACGAACCCGAGCACGCCGGGCGAGTCGCGATACACGCCCAAGGTCGCCTCGCTGCTGAACGAGTAAACGGGCGCGTTAAACACGCCGTCGGGCGCCTTGATCGGCGCGAGCATCGAGCCACGCCCGAAACGGTCAAGCGAATCGGTCAAGGCCGCGCCGACATCCGACATCGTCGGGTTCGCCCATGCCGTCTCGATGATGGTATTCGGCGCGACCGGGTTTCCCGCGGGGAGGGTGTACGTTCCCGAGCTGTTGCGAGGCATGGTTTATCCCTTCATTGCAGAGCATCGACGGCGCCGGTCGTGGGGTATTGCCGCAACGTCTCGACGAGTATTCGTTCGGCCCGCGTCAGCTCGCCCGGGTTGCGCGTTGCGCGTTCGAGTAAGGCTTGCATGGCCTGGGGGTTGCGCAAGGCCTCGACCATGGCCGTGTCTTTGCGACGCTTCGCGAGATTCGCGATTCCCGAAATAAGCGTTTTCGTGTTGCCCCCGGGCACGGCGTCGAGGGCTTGCGCGGCGAATGCGTCGCTCAGAGTATTTGACCCGCCGCCCGCGGTCGCGCTTCCCTTGACGCGTTGCACGATGTTCTGCGCGCGAATGGCGGCGAGCGTTTGTTCGAGGCCTTGTTTTGCCTCGGGTGTGAGGCGGGTCAGTTTGTCGGGGCCGGCGCCGCGTTCGATGGCGGTCGAGAGTTGCCGTTCGGTAATCTTCGCGACATCGCCGGCCGGGTCGAGCGCAACGCCGCGCACACGGCCCGAGCCGGGTTCAAAAAACTGTTCACGCACACGGCCCGCCGCTTTCGACTGATCGACTAACCGCGAGCCCCCGCGATACGCGTCGGTTACCCCGCTCCATGCCCCGTTTGTCGTTTGATTCATCACGTCATCGACGCCCTGCAACAGCGAATTAACGGCGTGACTGTCGCGCGGGGCGGATTGGTAGGCGGTCGGGTTTTGAACATGAGCGGCGGCCCCGCGTTGATTCAAGTTCGCGCGAATCTGTTGCAAGTGAGCGGGCGTGAAGTCTTCGCCGAGCCGGTCGACCTCGTCGGCGACCGTGTTCAACACATTGCGAACCGCGGGGTTCGAGGCCTCGGGCGAGCGCATCGCCGTATCGAGGTTTTGACGGAACGCGGGCAGCTCGCGTGCCCACACTTGCGGGTCGGCCGCGTCTTGCGCCTGCGCCCAATTGGCATCCCATTCCGCCCCACGTTGCCCACGTCGCGCGATGAGTTGATCGGCGTCGGCGGTATCGCGCAACACGGCCTCGTGAATGCGGCGCCCTTGCGTCTGATCGAGGTTGTAAAAGTTCGCCCCATTGCGCGCACGGGCGCCGGCTTCGAGGCGGGCAATCCCCGCATCGCCCGCGGCGGCGGCCGACGTGAGCGGAATGTTTGCCTCGTCACCAGCTCGGCGCGCATAGTCGGTCAATCGTTGCTGCACGTCGGCGAGGTTGCCCCCGCCCTCGCTGATGGCTTCGCGCACTTCGCGAGCGGCCTTGTTCGCTGCACCCCCACGGCCGAACATTTCATAAGCCCCGCGACCGAGTCGCGCGACCCCGGGTATTGCCGCGCCCACTGTGCCGCCGATTGCCGCATTCGCGAGCTTCGATTCGTCGTCGAGCGTCGGCGCGAGCGCGCCCCCTGCGGCGCCCATCAGTGCGCCGTCGCCGACGAGATTTAACGCCGCGCCCTCGGCGGCCCGGCCGCCCGAGATGACCGCGGGGGCAATCTCACGGCCTGCGAGGCGCGCAGTTTGACGGGCAACCGCCCCAGGCAACACGCGACCCGCTCGCGCGAGTGCGCCCACGGCACGCACACCCGTACCCATGGGGATGGCGATTGTCGGCAAGGCTTCGCCGGCCATCTGAATAAGGCCGCCCCCGGTCGTCACGTCTGCCAGGGCTTCGTCGGCCTTGCGCTTTTCCTTGATCGCCTCGTCGCCCTCGCCCTGCCCGACGAGTTGTTTCGCGCCCTGCCATGCCGAATCAAAACCGGCGCCGAGGTTTGCGAGCCCCTTCGAGACTGACTTGTTCAGGCCAACGCCCGTGTCGATGCGACCGAATGGGGTCGCGATTTCGAGCGTCGAATCGTCGCGATTGAATGCCTCGTTTGCGAAGCCCTTGCGTTCTTTCGCGGTCGGCCCGGTCGATGCCGGTTTCGCGGCGGCGGCCTGCTGTTGCGCGTATTGAATTGCGTCTTCCTCCGTCGCGCCCTCGGGCGCGGTAATGCGATACGTTGCGCCGTCGGGGCCGGTGATGCGAAAAGTCGGCATGGTTAATTCTCCCGAACGGCCGCCCAACCTTTACCGCCCACGGGCGCCGCGACTTGCGGGCGCCCTGCGCCCATCGGGTTACGCGCCGTGCCGCCTGCGGCCCCTTGCGGAATGACGGCGGCGGTTGCCTGCGGCAATGCGCGGCCTGCTCGTGAAGTGAGCGAGCTTATGTACATCTCCATGCGGGCGCGCTTGTCGGCAATGGCGGCGGCCTTTTCGCCCCATCGCGGCGTGAGTTCGTTAATCTTTTGACGCGCTTCGGCCTCCTGAACCCCCGCACCCGTCGCGGCGCGCAATGCGGCCTCGGCGAACGACGAGGCGGCGGCGACGAATCGTTGACGTGGTTCAGACATTGCCGCATAGGTTGCGGTCTCGCCCAGCTTGCCAGGAATGGCCCCCATCAGAGTTTCTTTTGTGCTTGGCTTCGATGCTTTTTCATCCTCGTTCAATGCCGATTCCATTTGCGAAAACGCGAGCTGTGATTGCGCAAGCCACCCCGCCGCCTTGCGCTCGTCTGCATCCGGTTGCCCCCCGCTTGCGGTCGGCGCCGGTTGCATGCCCACGGCCTGCCCACGGGGTAAAAGTTTCGCTTTGCCCGTGATCGGGTCGACGACGGCGACAAGGGCTTCGGGTTGTCGATTCGCCGCGCGGTCGAGCGCGGCTTGATGCGCCGAGAAACGGCGCGACGCTTCCGCCTGTTGCTGGCTGTCCCAATTCAGACGCCCCTGCGCGATGCGGTTTTGAACTTGCCCCTCGGCGGTTTCGTCGCGTTGCCGCAAATAGTCGGGGTCATATGTGAACTGCCCCGAGAGTGGGTCGGTCGAGCCCCGTTCGGTAATCTTGGCTTGACGATTCGCGAGGGCTTGTTTCAACACTTGCCCGCCCGCCGAGTTCAATCCCTGATCGGCCGCCATGTTGCCCAGGATGCCGAGCGCGTATTGCTGATCGTTCTCCCCGCGACGCTGCGCGACTTGCTCGGGCGTGAAAGCGGGGGCGGCCGGCGCCGCGCGGCGTTTTTGAATCTCGTCGAGCTGCGCTTGCAGCTCGGGCGGAATCTGATATGCCGCGGCCGGGTTTTCGCCGAGGTATTGGGGAAAGTTCGTCGCCATGGTTGACCCCTCAGTAATCCGAGAGCGAGCCCCATCCGCCCATGTCGTCGCGCGGGTCGCGCTTGCGCATCTGACCCGTGAGCGTGTCGAAATAGCCCCTCTTCGCGTCACGGCGTTGCGTGTCGAGCTTGCCCCCTGCCTCGTCGGCTTGACGCGAGCGGCGGTCAGCCATGTAGCCCGAGCCGACAGCGGCGAGGCCGCTCGCAAGGGATGGGGCAACGACCATCCCGCCCGTCGAACTCGGAATGATTCGCTGTTGCAAACCCTGCATACCCTGGGCACGCATCGCGTCGGCGAGTTTGTATTGACGGGCGAGCGAGTCGCGTTGCCCCTCCTGACCCTCCAGCCCTAGAACGGCGTTGACCATGTTCGGGTCGAGCTGGCCGCCCGGCATCCCCGCGCCACCCCCAGGAGGGGCCCCAGGAGGCCCGCCAGCGGCCGGGCCGCTCTGCAATGGGGCTTGCACTGCCTGGGCGACAGGGGGCGCCCCTGAGGGGCCCGCGGGGGCTTGCGGCCCGAGCGGGGTTTGTTGCGGCGCGGCGCCTGGGGGCGGGGCGGCCTGTTGCTTGCGCATGTATTCAGCGAGCAAGGCTTGAATTTGCGGGTCTTGCATGTTGAGCTGCGACATGTCCATTTCGTTGTCTCCTAGAGGGCGGCGTAATTGACGCGCAACACACCGCGCACGTTGTCGACCAGCTCGGGCGCATAGCGGCGCACTTCTTGCGCGATGACACCGACGCGCGACCCGCGCTCGCCGACGTAGCGGTAACGGTAGATACCGAACCCGCGGGCGTGTCGGCCGATGCGGCGAATGTCTCGCTTCACGCGAGCGTCAGAAAAGAACATCGCCCCGAGTGAAGCGAGGGCGCCGACCGTTTGCCCGCTTTGCGCTTGCTGCGCGTTGTATTGATCCATCTGCGCGCCGTACTGGTTTTTCGCGGCCCCCGTGTAGTCGGTCGGCGCGACGCCTTGCTGTTGGTTGTACGCGGCGAAGTTCGGGTTTTGCACCTGTTGCCCTGACATGAGCGAATTGATTTCGTTCAACGTCAACCCGCGCTGTTGCAGCATCTCGGCGAGCTGCTGTTGACGCTGCTGATTTTGATACTGGCCCGCCTGCAATTGCTGGCTGAAATTCTGCGAGCCGGCTTGCTGCTGTTGCCCGAATGCCTGTTGCTGCTGCGACAGGCCGAACGTGCCCGATTGCAAGGCCTGCTGATACGCGGCCTGTTGCGCGGCGTTGCCGAATTGCCCTTGATTGCCGGCCTCGGCGGCCTGCTGTTGACGCAATGACATATCTATCGCGCTGTTGCGCTGCGCCTCGGCGCCCGCGCCCGTGACGGCGCCCATCTGCGCTTGTTGATACGCGTCGGTTTTCTGCGTCTGCAATGCGTTCATTGCGTTTTGATAGGCCGCGCTATTGCGCGTGATACCTTGATTCGCGAGCTGCGTTTCGAGCTGGCTTTGCTGCGCGGCCCATTGCGGGTCAAGTCGCGAGGTCGCCGACTTGTAAATCGCGTCTTCGGCACGTTGCCGCGATGCGCCCGAGTTGTCGACGTTTTGCAGGTTCGAGTAATTGAGCGAGTTTTGCAGGGCGGGCGATTGCGAGCGCGGGTCGCCGAACGAGTAAGGGTTCGTCGTGGCTTGCAAGTTGCCGGCTTGCATCTGTTGCCCCCAGGGCGTGAGCTGCGAGTAATCCGGCGCTTGCCCGAGTTCGCCGCCGAGGCGGCCCATCATCGATTGAGCGAGTTCGGAGCGGCCCGTTTGCACGCCGAGCTGCGAGTCGTACGCCCCCTTCAATTCGGGCGCGATGTCGGTTGTCTGCGTCCACTTGGTGACCTCTTGACCCGTCGCCGGGTCGATGACCTTTTCGCTTCCCCATTTCGTCGAACCGTAAGGGTTCGTTTGATCGGCGCGATTGGCCCACGTTTGTTGGGTGTTGAGTGCGCGTGCCTCTTCGCCCTGTTGCTTGGCGAGCCCCATGTAATCGGGCGCGGCCGGGCCCGATTTTTTGCCCGAGTCGGCTTGCGTCTGGTTGATGCTGCCGAGTACTTGTTTGCCTACGTCGAATTTGCTTCCGATGCCCATGATTGATCCCCTTTAATGCGGCTTGCGAAGCCACAGGCAGTCATTGCGCAGCATCTGCAACATGACCATATCGCCGTCGATGCCGCCGTTCGGGATGCGGTGAAATTCGGTGAACCCGAGTCGCTTGTCGAACTCCAGCGCGGCGGCGTTTGTCGAATCGACGAGCGCGATAACGCATTCGAGGCCGCACACGAGAAACGGAAACTCGAACGACTCGCGCACGATGCGACGCGTCAGCAAGTCGGGCCGCGGGATGACGGTGTGCATGCAACACGTTTTGCCAATAAACCCCGCATAGCAAACCGCGACGGCGACGTGATCCATCGACGCAATTTGGTTTTGATATTCAACAGGCACATGCAACACGCCGCGAAAGTCGGCCGTGTTGTTGATGGCGAGCTTCGCGTGAAAGTATTCCCACACGCGGGCGCGGTCGTTGACCTCGAAGACGTTCAAAACGGCCCCCCTGCATCGGTCATGTATTCGATGCTCGCAAGCGTCGTCTGCTGTTCCGAGCTGATAAAGATTGAGGGCGCGAGCGAGTAGCCCAGGCCGACAACCGAGCGCCATTCGCCGAACGCGACACGGCCGCCGCTCCATAGGTCGACATCCCAAAGCGCGACATCCCAAAGCGAACCCGCGTTCGTGTTCGCGACCGGCGAGCCGGTGATTGGGTTTATCTCGAAGTCGACATTCATTCGCACCGCGTACCCGGGAACAGACTTCGCGAGAAATTGCAGGCGAATCATCAGCGCGCGTTTACGCACCGCGGGCGCCCCGAAGTAAGAGAACGCAGGCGTCAGCCGGCCGCGCACTTCGTAGGCGCCCGTGCCGTCGATGTGCTCGCCATCGGTCGGGCCATCGAACACGCGCAACACGCGGCCGTCTTCGGTGCCCGCGTAAACCTCCGACAGGCGCCGCGCCCACACGAACCCGGGCACGTCGAGCACGCGATTCCAGGCCAGCGAATGCTGCTGAAACGTGTATTGGATATGGTCGGTCACGCTCACGCCGGGCCGCGCAACATGGATCAAGGCAAGCGAGGGCAGCTCGATAACCTGCCACCCAGACGTGTCGATCAGCGTTTGGAAATCGTTGTTGAGCGCGGTTTGAATCTTGCGAAGTTGAACGAGAAAATCCGTTCCGCTCGTCAGGATGTTGTCGAGCCCGCCTTGCATGAGTTGCGCAATCGGGATCAATCCGAACTGCGTCAGAATGAAAACGTTCCCGCCCGTCGCCGTGAAACAGCGGCGACCGATGGGGGGTTGCCCGATGTACCAAATGCCGACCGCCGAAAACGCCGTCGCGCTCGCCGGGTTCGTGCCCTCATACACCGCAACATCGCCCGCACTGCCGACGATAACGAGCCGGTCGTCGATGCCGTCGCCTGCGTCTTGCGTCCAATTGGCAAGCCCTAACACCATGCCACCATGAAGCAAGACGGGCCCGAAGTCGAAGAGTTGCGCAACGCCGCCCACGGTGCCCACGTCGAGAAACCAGACCTCGCCGCTCGCGCGCTTGGTGAACATGAGGCGCTTTTTCCAGACGCACACATGCACGAACGTCGAGGGGTCGACGCCGGTCACCACACCCGGCCCGGGGCCGCCGACGCTCGTAAACTTTTTCCAGAGAACGCCGTCGTACAGAAACGCGCCATCGGTTTCACTGCACGCGATAACGTAGTGTTGCCCGCCCGCGGCCGTGAATTGCGCGGCGTTCATATACCCCGCGTTCGTGTTCGTCGAGAGCGTGATAGCAGGCAGGATGCCGAGCATGTTGCCGCCGCCCTCGACGTTGAAAATGCCGTTGTCGGTGCAAGCGAACAACTCAGAGAAAGCGAGCGGCGGGGCGAGTGAGTTTGTCGGCGCAGCATCGAACGAGAACACCGAACGAACCGGCCGCCCCGAATCGATGTTCGCCGCGTAATCGCGCCACCCGCCGCGCAACGTCAAGCCCTGATCGTTCGACAACAGGTTGTCGCATTCGATGGCGTCTGTCGGGGGCATCGCCGAGATATCGCCGACCGTGTTCAAGCCCTTCGAGGGCGGTTGCATGGTGACGACTTGCTGCGTCGTCTGTTGCGGCATGCGGCGGGGGCGCGGCATGGCCTAGCCCCCGTAACCCGTGTCCGGGACGTTGAATTGCGTCGAGATAAGCGGGTACGTGTCCGAGCGCGAAACCTGCAACACGGGCGCGTCGGCGTCGGCGCAAATTGCGGCCTCTTCAATCTCGTTGTATTCGCCCTGCGCGGCCGTCGTGTCGAAACCCTTCGCCGTCAAAAACGCGAGCTTGAGCTTCGAGGTAATCAGCTCGTTGTCAAACAAAATGATGTCGTCGTCTTTCAGAATGAAGTCGCGAAATTCGAGCGGCATCGCGGCGGCGTCTTGCACCCAGGCGCGCGAGCTGTAGTCGATGCGCAAGTCTTGCGGGGTCGAGAACGTGTTGTAAATCTCGAACTTGCTTTGCTGCACCCGGTAAATGACGCTGATGGTCGAGCTGCCCAGGTTGCGCGCTTTCAGGCATGCCCACTGCGGATTGGTTGCCGGCCCGAGCATCGGTAGGCGACTGGTGAAATTCCACCCCGTGAGGTCTTCAAACGAATCCCAATCGTCGGGCAAGTCGTACAGCGTTTCGGTCGGCGTCGTGACGAGCTGAAATGTCCGAACAAGCGTCGACCATCGATAGGTAGAGGTCGGCTTGCACAGCCGGCGCCCGCTCCATGTCAACAGGCGAACCATCTGTTGCGCTGTCTCGTCATTCGGCGCCGTGATAGCGGCGGGTGACACGGGCAGCGCGAGCTGACCTTGCACCTCTTGAATGACTTCGATTGCGGTTGGATGCTTCGAGAACGTCACGGCGTCACCTCATTGCACGAGGGGCTGCGAGTCGCCCGCCTTCGCGATGTTCGCCGGGTCGATGGGTTGCCCGCGCGTGCTGTTTTGCTGCGCCACTTGCCGGCCGATGTCGGCGAGCAAGGCTTGCACTTCGGAGTAGGGGCGAGCGGCGAGAACGTTCGCGACGTAGTCGAGTTGTTGCGGTGAAAACGTGAGGGTGATGGCGTCGGCATTCATGCTTTTTCCTTGCGAGAGTCGAGAAGTTTTTCAATGCGCGCGGCCTGATCGCGTACGACCTCTTCGAGCGAGGCGACGCGGTTCGTTTGCTCTTGAAGTTCTTTCGTGAACTGCGCGGCCTCGGCTGACTTGCTCGCCTTTGCGAGCCACACCGCGGCGTGTTGCTTCAAGCCGACGAGGCCGGGCACGCGCGACGTGATGTCGTCGCGAACGCTCGCGAGTTGCTCGACGGTTTTGATGCCGAGATAACGCAACTCTTCGCCCTGGGCGCGCGAGAGAAACGGCCAGTCACTGAGGCGCGTCCCGCTCGTTTGCTCGTCTTCTTTCGCGCCTTGTTTGAAGAGACCGTATTGACGCGTGAAGCGTTGCTTATCTTGCTGCGTTGCGGGCCGGTCGACGATTGAGTTTTTGTCGCCGGGAACGATGATGCGAACGCATTCGACATCATCAAAAATCGCCCGCCCCTCGGCGGTTGAGCGCGCCTCGTTGGCGATGACGCCCATGTAAAAAACGACGAACAATTGTTCGTCGCCCGCATTCGGGCGCGTGAATAGGTTGTGGTCGAACTCGAACGTTTCCATGTGGTTGCCTATGGGTTGTTGTTGATCGCGATAGACCCGCTCGCGACGCGCGGAATACCTGCGAGGTATGCGGTGATCGGCCCGGCCTCGGCGACGCTCAGACGCCCGTTTGATGCGAACCCGAGCCCGTTTGCGAACACGACAGGGGGCGCAGTCGTAAGACACACGCGACGCGCGCCGTCGTAAGGGATGCCGTTTGAGTAGCCCGCGACCGGGTCGGCGAGCGTGACGGCGAGGCGCCCGTTTGCGCCGACCGGCGCCGAACCCGAGTCGGGAACAATCGGCACAGTCGCCGAGGTACGCACGCGGCCCCCGCTTCCGAACACGAGCATCCCGGCCGCAAACATGCGCGCCCCTTCAAGGTTCGACGGCAAACGTCGCATCGCCGGCCACCATGGCGCGGCCCGAGCGGTTGAGATACGCCGAGGGGGTCACGGCCGCATTGATGGCGACGGGGCCGGTTGCGGTCACGCGCTGCGTGTTCTTGTTCGCACCGAACGCCGCGCCGAGCATGTACGTCTGCGACAACAGGCCGACCGTAACGGTGAACGTGCCCCCCGTGCCCGCGCCTGGGCCGGCGCCGGTTTGCGTGTTGATCGCGTTTGCAATCGTGAACGTCGGCGCACCCGTGAAGCCCGAGCCAGGGCGCACGATGCGGGCACTCGTGATGACGCCACCCGCGACGACAAATTCGATTTCGGCCGCGCCTGCGAGTGCACCGCCCGAGGCGTTCGAGGGCAAACGGTATGTACCGTTTGTGTAGCCACTGCCGGCCGCGAACGCGACGGGCGGGTTCACGACTTGACCCGTGTTGCTCGCCGAGTTCGCCGAGGGCGCAACCGACGTGTTATCGCCGCCGCCGATGTGCCACGCGAGTTGATCGGCGACCGAGTCGGTAAAGTTTTTGCCGACCGTCGGGCCGGATTGATTCGAGGCAACGCCGATGCCGGTTGAGCCGGCGCCCGTGTCGTTGCCACCTTGCGCGATGTTCAACGCGCCGTCGAGTGCGAATGTTGCGGGCATGTCATGCGTCCTTCAAGTGGCGCAACGGGTGTTGCGGGTGATCGAGCGCGCTGCGCATCGTCTCGGCATCAAACGTCGTCGGCGCCTCTGTGCCATCGGCGGGCGATGCGACATCGAATTGCGAGGGCGTCAACACGGGCACGTCGCCGAGTTCGTCGGCGGTTTCGGGCAGGGGCGCGGGCGGTTTCGTGTCTTCGTACTCGGGCACGTCGTCGAATGCGGGTCGTTTCGTCATGGCCTTGTCTCCTAAAAAGCCCCAGGCGCGAGGCCTGGGGAAGGCAACCGCAAAGCCCCCAGCGGGAGGCCTTGCACACACTCAGGTCACGAGTTAGGGCGAGATGAGACGGCCTTGGAATTGCGAGCCCGAGACCGTGAGATTCCCGGCCCACGCGAGAATCTGAACCTCGGCGTCTTGGTTGATCGCGTACCGGCGATTCGGCGCCAGCGGCACCATGTTCCGGTCGGCATGCGGGCGCCAGAACAGATATTTCGAGTTCAAGAAATACGCGGTCTTCGTGACGGCGAAACCACCGATGCCGCCGTCGAGCACAACATCGGCATCCATGAATTTGATCGACGGGAAACCGAGCTTCGCCGTCTCCGTGCCGGTGAAACGTTGTTGCGCTTGCAACGACGCGAGGTAGGTCGACCACATGAAGTTGTCGACGACGATCAGGTCGGGGCGATCCATGCCGCGCACGAGAGACGCCCACATGTCGTTGAATGCGGCCTGAATCGTTGCGGCCGTGAGCGTCGCGCCTGCGGTCGTGGTCTTGCTGCGCCAGAACGTCCAGGTCGCGCGGTCGATGCCGCCATAGGTGCCCGTCGCCGGGTTCACCGGGACAGCGGCGTTCAGGCCGCCCACTTGCTTACCGCCAGCGGCGAGGCCGTCCGAATAAACGCCCTGCGCCAGCAGGTTCATCATCGACGACTCGGCGACTTTGATGCGACCCTCTAGCAGGTCGATCATCTGTTCTTTGCCCGAGTTCTTGAGCTGATCGAGGCCCGAGATGATGACGGGGCAGGCGGCTTGCTTGAAGTCGTATTGCGCGCTCGAAATGACATCCTGCGCGGCGACGGGCAACAGGTCATAGCCCGAATACCAGCCGACGTTGCCGTTCTCGGCGAACGACAACTCTTCAAAAATGAGCGACCCGCCCGAGACGGTGCGGATGTTGCCGCGCTCGTTCAACCGTGCGAGTAGCGCGTTATTCTTGGCGACATTGTCGGCAAGTTTTCGACTGCGGTTTTCGATCGTCGTCGCGACGATGTCGGTAACGTTGGGAAATGCCATGGCGGCCTCCTGGGTGGGTTGAAAAACCGACCGTTTGGGAGATGGCCCGATCCGGGTTCATCCGGCGCCGGTCACGGCGCGTCTGAACCGGATGGGCCCGCCAGGGCTTCCGGGGCGAAAAGCCGGGGCCGCTAGATGCGACCGCCTGCGCTTTCCATGGCTGCTTCGAGGCTTGCGCGAATCGAGTCGTCTCGCGGGACGTGGCCCCCTTGGGGGGTCGCCTCATTGCGGACACTCGACGCCGCGCGTTTCGCTCGGAGTACAGCGTTCGAGAGCGTCGCCGTCTTCGGCGAACTCGCTCGTTGCGCGAGTATTGTTGCCACACCTTCGTGCAATGTGCAAGCCTGTCTGTAAACCTGCTCCATGTCGACGGTTTGCCCTTGCTTGGCTTTCACTTCGATGAGGTCGGCCATCAGGGGCGCGACATCGCCGTAAAACTCGTGTTTGTCGGCAAACGCGCTGATCGTCTGCGCGACCTCGCGGGCGGTTTGCTGCTCGGCAAATTGGGCGTCGCGCTGTTGCTGCGCGATGAGCTGATCGACACGCGGGTCGCGATATTGCTGCTGTTGCTGCGCGGCGCCCCCCTGCGGCATCTTGCCGACGAGGATGTCGTCGAGGGCTTGCACGTCGATCGCAAAGTTTTGAATGATGCCGGCGACAAGTTGCGCCTTTGAGATGGGCGTTCCCACGCGCAGCTCGGCGGCGGTTTGCAGCATGTTTTGCACGGCCTGCAACGGGTTCGAGTTCTCGGCGCGAATGAACATCTCGTAAGGGCGAACGACGTTCTCGAACGACTGCACGAAGTTGCGCGCCTGGGCCGCGTCTTGAACAACCCGGTTCGCTTCCGACTCGCGCCGATGCACCTCGGCTTTCACCCGTGGGGGCAATGCGGCCCAGTCTTCGCGCGCCTGAGGTGTCCAGCTCGCGGGTGGCTTGAGGTCAGGCGCGGCGGCGGGGGTAGCGACCCCCTGGGCCGGTTGCGTTGCGGCCTCCTGGGGCGTTTGCGCGCCCCTCGCGAAGCGCCCGTGTTGATCGCGCGGCTTCGCCTCGCTGGCTTCGCCCTCGGCGGCCTGATCGCGCGCCGCGACTTCATCGGTCGGTTCGGCCTCGAACGCCTGTTCGAGCGTGTCGCGCAAACTTTCCTCGGCGTCGACTTCGCCGCTCGGGATGTTGTCATTCGTGTCGATTGCTTGTGTTGTTGCCATGGTCATAAGTCCTTTTTGTATGAACGTTCCCCGTGAAACATCAGCCGCCGAGCTTCGTTACGGCGTCGACCACGTCGCGCACCCGCTCGGGGTCATGCCCTGCGAGTCGCGCTTCGCGTTGCTCTGCGTCGCGCTTCCATGTGCCGGCGAAGTCGTCAACCGTGGTCAGGTTGTTGTCGCGCATGTAGGCGCGATGCTTCGCCCGCGTGTCGATGGGCGTCCCGTCAGGGGCGCGCATGCCGTCGTAATGGCGTTCGCTTGCGAGCGCGTTCCCGAGCGCGAGGCCGGCGACGGTGTTGATAAACCGCGGCATCTGTTCGGCGCAGCAAAAGAACGCGGGCGGGTTCGTGACGTAGGCGTGAATCGACATCACATGCTCGTCAACACGGCCACAGCTCGCGCACCGGTAGGCATAGGTCGGCACAGTCAGACCCCGTAAATCAGCAGGCGCGCGGCGGCCCGTTTCGCGCCCAGCGCGTTGCGGGCTTCGATGATTCGCAAGTTCGCCTCGGCGATGAGCGGGGGCTTTCGCATCGGGGCGAGTGACAGCCGGCGCCGCTCGACGGAGGCCTCGTACAGCACGAGCCGGGCGTCTTGCAATTCAATGAGGGCGGTTTCGATGGGGGTCGGCATGGCGCGGCCTCACTGCATCGGCGGGCCGGGCGGAACGCCGCCAGGAGGGGCGCCGGGGGGCATGCCAGGAGGGCCGCCAGGATGCGGGCCGCCGTTCGGCGGGGGCATCCCCCCGGGGGCCGGCATCGGCCCGCCTGGGGGCCCGCCTGGGGGCATCTGACCGGGCGACAGCGGGAAGGGTTGCCCGCCGAGCAAGATCGTTTCTTGCTGCACTTTCGCCGTGTCGGCGAGCGCGCGTTGCGCGTCGGCTTCCGACTTCTTGGCGGCGGCCTCGTCTTTCTTGTCTTGCGCGGTCGGCTGAGGCGGGGCGGGGGGCTTCGCGGCCTGCTGTTCGAGTTGCTTCGCGGCTTGATCCAAGACGCCCTCGATACTCTTCGCGCCCTTGAACCCGGCCGCGGCCCACTGCAACAGCTTGACGAGGAACGTACCGACGCCGGGGTTTTGCGACACGATGGGCCCGGCCGACATGATGTAGTTCGACGCTGCGCCGAGGAATTCGGTGCGCGCTTCCTTTTCGGCGGCCCAATCGGGCGCGGCGAGCGAGTCACTCGTGACGTTGATTGAGAACAGCGAAGACGAAAAGTCTTTCAACATCGCGACGGCCGGTTGCGCGTACTGCGCATCGGGCGTGTGTTCGATCAATGAACGCTTGAGAATCGTTTGCGGTTGAAACACGTTCGCGATGATGTTCGCGCGAATCCGCATCGTCTCGGACACGAAACGCGCGACATCGTTTTGCAGGTTCGCGAGACGCGCCCCGCCATACTGCACCTTCAATTGCTGCGCCCCGAGCGTCTCGCCCGCGTTGCTAGCGCCGCGCATGATGTCTGAAATGCCGAGCACTTCGTACAGGTCGCCTTGCAGTTGTTGCTTGCGTTGATTGAGCTGCACGATGGCGTTCACGAATTGCTCAATCGGCATCCAATCGACGACGCCGCGCATGCCGCCTTTTTCAACGAAGGCCGACCAGTTGTCGACAGGCACGAGCGCGTTCTCGACCCCCGTTGTCAAAAGCGTCTTGACCGGGCCGGCGGTCTTGTCGTACACGCCCGCGGCCTTGACGGCGTCGGTCAGATGCGACAACTTCGAGTTGATGCGGTCGAGTTCTTTGTACAGGTCTTGCGCCATCGCGTAATCGGGGCGAGGCAGAAACGAACTCGTCAAGGTCGTCGCGACGACGGGCATCGGGCAGGGGAAAAAATCTTCGAGTTCGAGCGGGTCGTCTTGCTGATCGAGCACGAACGAACAACCCTCGGCATACCAGCAAACATAGTTGTCGTCTTTGCTCCAGATTTCCCACACGGCCGCTTGCTTGAACGGGGTCGCGCGCAACACGTCGTCGGTGCGGTTGCCCTCGTTGTCGGCCTGGGGGGCGCGCGATTGCATGGGCACCATTCCGGCCTGTGCCTCGTCGAGCTTGAAGCGTTCGCACAAACGCTTTTTCGACATGTAGACACGCCGCGCCACCCAGCGGCATTCTCTCCAGCGACGGCACGGCGAATAACGAAAGTCTGACCAGTGAACGTAATCGACCTCGGCTTCTTCGTTCTCGATGGTCTCGACCTCTTCGGTCGCCGGCTGACCCGTCGCGGCGTCGATGACAGGTTGCCCCGTTGTCGGGTCGACCATGGGTTGTTGCGCTTTGCCGAATTGCACGTCGTATCGGCACCAGACTTGCCCCAGGCCGGCAATGAAACGGTCTTGCACGGCGTCACGCATCGCGGCGTTCGTGTCATCCCAATCGCGCTCCATGTCGCCGTTCAAAATGCGCTGCATGATGATGCCGGCCACGCGCGACACGTCGTCGTCGAAGTCGTCGAACTTGCGGTTGACCTCGGCAGTCGGCATGCGGCCGTAAATCGCCGACAGGATGACTTGCACGTTCGACCAGAACAGGTTCGTCTTGCCCGCGTAATCGGCCAGCGAGTTTTGCAGCATGTTGTCGGCCGTGTCGAGATACTGTTTCTCGCACTCGCGCGCACTGCGGTGAAACTTCGCCATCCAGCGTTTCGAGGCGTTCAACTCAACCGACCATCGCCGCGCCTGGGCCGCGCTGTCGATCAGGTTTTGCGACTTGTCGCGCGCCCCGTTCGATTCGTCGCCGTCGGGTTTCTGTTCGGTCTCTTCGGTGAGCGAGTCGATATCCATATCGCCCTCTAGATTCGATGCTCACGCTTGCCCTGCGAATGCAAGTCGTCAAGCGAGAAC